TAGGTACCAGCACCTCACGGGTTCCGCTGTTATCATGCTCCACCACACACATAGACCTATCCGTGACCAGAGTGGTGACAACATAGACGAGGGGGACAACGCATACTTCGGCGCCTTCACGTGGAAGGCGTGGGCCAGGTCGTTCTGGCTTATGAAACATGACGGGCCTGACCAGCACTACGTCCAACTGTCGTGTCTAACACAACGTAATAGGACGAGCGAGATTGGCAGGCTACCCATGATGATGGTTGAGCCTGACCCTCTCATGTTTATACCTAGACCAGCCAACCTAGGCCCAACACAGTGTATCATACTTGAGGTATTGATTGATACTCCCTCAACAGCAGAAGAATTAGAGCGTCGAACGCTACGCGCGCGCTCCACGCTATCGGAGGCCTTGACAATTTTGACAAAACAGGGTATAATAGTTGGTGATGGTAAGCGACCTCAGCGGTATAGCTTAGCGGAGTCTGAGCTATGATACCACACGAGGCGCGACGTTACTTCATTGAGCTAGAGTCTGGATGTACAGGCTGGAAGGGCCGCAAGTATTACGGTCGCCCAGCGTGGACACTCTGGATGCAACGTGCTGTATGGGAAGAACACTTCGGCGCGATACCACCACGCTCCACAGTAGACCAGACGTGTGGTACCACGGGGTGCCTCAACCCTGAGCATCTAGCAATTAAAACCAAGCCCAAGCGTGAACGCGCAACACGATGCCGTAATTGTGGTAGTCAGCTTAGTCGCGACAAGAACGACAAGACCTACTGCCAGATATGTTTGGCTGACAAGGCACGCAAACGTCGGGCACAACCACACGACCCTGAGGTGATATAATGAAATCGAAGTACGCTATAACTGACCCAGTTGTTCTTGCGATAAGGATTCCGTCCGAACTACGTAAAAGGGCACATGTTCTGGGGCTGTCCATGTCTAAGATATGCCGCAACGCCTTGGAAAGGGAAGTACGATATCAGGAATTTCTACGGGCTCTACCTGAGAAACACGACCCTGAGGTGGTATAATGTTTACAATCGAGGGCAATAGCCTGTACCATGACGGTGTGCTGTTCGGCCCTGTGCATAACCTATACATTGATGCCAACGAATTGAAGGATGTGCCTTACGGTGAGCCTCAATGGCTCGTCCGTCGGCCCATGCCATCACGTATTGACATGGTATTCGTGGCTGGCGATAAGGTCGTGGGTGTTGAGTCAAAAAAAGCAAACGACCTCAAGGATTCTATAACCAAGGGCAGACTCTCACGTCAGATGCGTACGTTGATAGGTGAGGTCGATGTTCCGTGCTTGCTGATGCGTGGTGTACCCAAGAAATGGCGAGGCGTTAAGAAGATGAACGTATTCAATGAGGATATGTTCGAGGCGTGGCAAGAACTGGTGCAACTGCAAGCGTTAGGGGTATACATATTACCTGGGCCTGTTGATGACAAGCTTGTTCCTCGTTGGCTCAAGCGTTACTCCCCAATCTTAAGTGGTGGGCGGGCCGCACTTGCAGCTATCAAACAAACGGACATCAGGCCAGCCAAGTCCAAGTATAAGGGGTGGTTCCTCACAAATATAAAAGGAATAGGTGAAAGAATTGCAACCAAACTGCATAGTCACTTCGGCTCTACTAGCCGTGCTCTTATGGCTCAGCCAGAAGAGTGGCGAGAACTAGGGGTGCCTCAAAAAGTGGTGGATAGGAAAGAGGAGGCGTTAAAATGACCAATATATATGCACAATACCCAAAGGGGCAGAAGTATACTGGCACCATACACCAGATAGACGACAAGCTAGTCTACATCCGGCACAATGTCAAGCGTGCCAAGCATATGTTACAGGTACCACCAGCGTGGTGCATCGACAAGGACATAGCTGACCTATTAGATGAGCGTGGGGTATCCGAGATATGTTTGCTGACCGATGATGGTGTCTACTCTACAGACCTTGGCGACTTCTTCGGTCGTGCGTTCTCCCTAGACCGTGGGCATAACCCACAGTGGGCACTAGAGCTTAAGCATTGGAGGAAGGTGACATGAGGTATCAGGACGACAAGGCCGTTGTACCCACGAAAGAAATGGTTAGCGTGAGTCCCTCGGAGTTGGCTACGTGGAATGACTGCCAACGCAAGTGGCACTTCCGTTATGACCAGCGCATTGAGCCGATAGACCAGAGCAGGCCTGCGCCGATGGCCTCTGGCACAGCAGTACACTTCGTGGTTGAGACTATCTGTCGGGACTTCCCGAACGAGATACCAAAGGCAGAGGACATAGCGTTGCGTGCTAAGGACTGCCTTGAAGAGCAGTTCGCTAATAACTATGAGCCTGAGAAGCAGGTGAAGAAGTACCTACCTGGTGTGATACGTGCTATCAACAAGATACCTGAGGGGGTATGGAAGTCTCATTGGTTTGTCGAACGCGAGGTATCAGGCGTATTTGATGATATTGAACTACATGGCAGACCAGATATGTATAGGTTAATCGACGGCTTAGCGACAGGGTACGAGATAGACAGGCTAGAAATTATGGATGTTAAGACTACCCAGACAGAGCCGTTAGACTTTCTACTGTGGTCACCACAGTTGCGTTACTACGCCGCTGTCTTACAGCAAGAGTATCCTGACCGACAAATCATGTATAAATATCTATGCTTACCAACACAAGGCACAGGCCCGCCGCCCCATTCACCGGCGTGGCCCTTCACTCAAGCTATGTATGAAGCAACTTGTATTGAAATCGCTGGCATGGGTGCGAGGTTTAACCGTAGTAGGATGGAGCCTCGGTACTCACGAGCCTGTAGCTTCTGTGATTACAACACTATCTGCAAAAACATAATCACAGGCGCCGACCCCAATGGCATCATCGAAGAATTATATACGGAGCGTAGACCACATGACTAACCAAGAGAAGCGAGACAAGATAGCTTATGAGGTACGAGCACTAAAGAGCATAGCCCCCCCAAAGCCGCACCCTAAAGACTGGCGCTTCTGGGTAGGTGGGTTCCTGTTTGGTATGCTGGTTGCGCTCGACCCAGACGAGTGGACATACCATCAAGTACAACGTATGATTAAGATAGAGGAGCCCTTGCCACGATGGAGTTGAACAAGGCCATGCTTATAGGTATGATGATTGCGGCGGCGGCTGATGTCGCTATTGCAATCGGAGTTTGGATACTGGTGCTATGATGTTAAAAGGCGAACGCCGAGCCCAAAAACGTGAGCGTGCTTATGCCAAGCGGACTCGTGCCAACAATCGAAAATCCCTAGAGGTTATCATTGACGCTAAGAGAAGGAGGATAGAACGATGGCAAAGACATTCGCGAGTCAGCTAAAAGATATTGTTGAGGAGCAACAGGAAGAACTCAACCGACTCAAAATCGAGAACCGCCTGCTCCGTAAGGCAGCACAAGAACAACGTGGTATCAACGGTGAGCTTCGAGAAGAGAATACCATACTCGCACAACAACTAAGGCTCTTGACAAGCCACTAAATTTGTGGTATAATAAGGAAGATAAATTTGGAGGTGAGCCATGCTCTACCAACCATCCACCTCTGGGCTACTATACGGCGGCCCAGGCTCAGGTAAAACTGCATTTGCCGTATCCTCATTCTACGACTGGCGGACGGGGACGCCCGTTACCGACAACGCTAAGCTCGTAACCTTTGGTCGGGAGGACAATCCGGCCTTAGCCGTACCCGAAAGCTACAGGCAGACGGAGAAGGGTACATCTTTACGGTTCAGCTCACCAGCGCTTGACAGTATGGACTGGCTGGAGAGGTTTGAAGCCGTGACTGATATGCTTCTACATGAAGCAAGCAAGGGCAACTGTCTTGATGTCTTAGTCGTCGATGGTATGAGTGAGTTCGACCTTCTGTTTGAAGAGGTGTTCAGTACTACTAATACTGGTGGCGACGAGTTCAAAAAGTGGAACGCCCTGCTCAGCCAGATGTTCGCAATCATGATGCGTCTTGACCCTGCGGCACTAGGGTGCACGGTACTTGTTACCGCTCGTGTCATGGAGAGGAAAAAGGAGCGACGCAGTAATAGGTCTTCGATAGCAGGTGACCCTGACTTCGTGGACTTCGATTACTACCCGTCATTACGTGGGTCGTTTCGCCTTCACTTCCCTCACTACTTCAACTATGTGCTATACATGGAAACTCAGATGATGCGGGTCACTGAGGGACAATTTGAAGGCAAGTCATTGCCAGCGCACATATTGAACATGGTTCGCACGGGTGATTTCTATGTTAAAAATCAGTGGGAGCACCAGTGGCTCCAAGCTGGGGAGGAATTACAGATTATCAACCCGCACTTTCCAAATGTCCATGAACGCATGGTAAACGCTATGAATATAGGAGTTAAAGCAACTACATGAGTACAGACATAAAGGGTTTCTACGATTTCACGGAAGAAGAATTGCGCGGTGGTATTACAAGTGGTACATATCACCTTAAGGTAGTCGATGCCGAGGCTGACCATTGGGACGACGGGCGGCCCCGCCTCAATATTCGTACTGAGGTAGCCACCGGCTCCAATGCTGGAGCATACGGCCCTCGCCACACTTGGTCACTAGGCTCTTACACTGGTGTGACTG